GGTCTCGAACGCCAACCCGGCGGTAAAGACCACGATGCAGATAACGGTCTTTCAGCTCTCCGGCGGCAATGCTCTGCGGATGGTCTTCGGCAGCTCTCCCTATCGAACATTGCCCTATATCGATACCGGGGGAAATACCTGGTACGGTGAGCAGTTCCTCGGACGCAGCGGGCCGGGCTATACGACCGATGTCGGCGGTCCCTCTACCACATTTGTCGGTGTAGCGAACCGCGAGCTGTACTTTGCCTGCCGTACGGTCGGGGACCTGTTCTATAAGTTCTATATGAAGCCTAGCACGCAGTATACGATCACGCTATACTTCGCCTATGGCGGGGCGAACGTGCCGCCCGCGCAGCAGCTTATCGAGGTAGGCGATGAGCTGGTAGAAGGGGTTATTACTAATGGAGTAGCGAGCGGCTATATGAACATGGTAGGCATGGCAGCCTATACCCCTGTAACCCGTACCTATACCTTCACCACGGACGCAACCGGCCTGGTGCAGGTAGGGCTGCGGGTATTCGCTATCGGTGCTCTCTCGAACGGGACCCCGTCCCGTACCCTTATTAACGCAATGTCGGTGGTGCCAACATGAAATGCATAGTCGAACTCGATCACGTAAGATGGCAGCAGCTTCTCGGCCTGGCAACTACGGCGGCTAATGCCCTGATTAACGACGTGGGCCGGCAGATCGGTCAGCAGGTTAGGGACGAGCAGGAGCGAATCCGTAAGCAGCGAGCCGAAGGCCAGACGCCGAAAGAGGTTAATTCCTAATGCCTACTTCGATGACATTTGATTCGCTGACTGCGGACATGCAGACATATTTGGAGCGTGGTACTTCCCTGGATGTACAGGTGGCGAACCAGATCCCGCGGTTGATAAACCTTGCGGAGCGGGCGATTGCCACTGCATTTAAGATCCAGGGCTTTCAGATGCCTGTGAATGCAATCCTGGTGAAAGGCAAGTCTGTATATCGAAAGCCGAATGGATGGCGGCAGACGGTTTCCATGAATTACGGGGTGTCCGAGCCCACAGTGCAGAACCTGGTAACTGAAGGGGGCACCACCATCAGGACTGAGGGTGGTGATCCTATCCAGGTTCGTGTTACTAGCCCTGTCCAGAACAGGCGGCGATCGTTGTATGCCCGTTCCTATGAGTATTGCCGTCACTACTGGCCGGATTCGTCGATCATGGATGACACCCTGGAGCTACAGCCAAAATTTTATGCCGATTATGATTATAATCATTGGCTCATCGTGCCTACTCCTGCCATTGGTTATCCATGGGAAATAAATTATTATGGGCAGCCGCCGTTGCTCGATGACGGGAACCAGACAAACTGGCTCACGGATTTTGCGCCAAACCTGTTGTTGTACCGGGCCCTGCTTGAGGCTACGCCTTATTTGAAGAATGACGAGCGTATCCCGGTGTGGCAGCAGTTGTACCAGGAACAGTTACAGGGTATTAATAAACAGGATGTGGAGAAACTGGTGGACCGTCAGACGCTGAGGGACAAGGCATGACCGGGACATTCCAACAGGTTTTCGGCGGCAATAATATCTATCCGGTACAGCCGAGTTATAGCCGTCAGGATTATTCTGCCGCTATTGCGCTGTCGTGGCCGATTGAACAGGCTGTGGCCGGGGCCCTGGTATTAACAGATATCGTGGACCTTAACCCCAGCACTGCGGGCCTTACGGTCTCACTGCCGGATGCCCGTCAGGTGTCGACCGGCTACACAGCGCTTTTTAACAATGTTGGCATGGTAGAAACCAGTGTCCTTGCTCCCGACGGTACCGTAATAGTTATTCTGGAGTCAGGGACCGTATGGCAGCTTTACCTTACCGATAACTCCACGGCTGCTGGCGTCTGGCGAGCCTTTCAATTCGGGGTCGGGGTGTCCGAAGCTACGGCTTCTGAACTAGTCGGTGCGGGACTGGTAGTCATTGGCACGACCCTAAATGAAGAGATATTAGTTAATCCGCAGTCTGCTGACTATACGATAGTCGAGGCGGATCGAGCAACTGCTGTACAGTGGACAGATGGAGTCGGTGCCTTCACTCTGCCTGATCCTGCCACTGTCGGTAACGGCTGGTTTGTTATAGTAAATAACTCGGGCACCGGAGACTTGACGGTCACGCCAATGGCGGGTGAGATTAGTGGTCAGGCGTCGGACACGGTTACTCCCACTGGTACTGCATGGTACGTTACCGATGGAACTAATTACTTTGCGTTTAAGGCTCTACAAGGCGCTCCTGGAGCAACTGGCCCCGCCGGGCCACAAGGGCCTGCAGGCTCTGCTGGCGCCCCTGGACCCGCAGGCCCTCAAGGTTCTGTCGGAGGGGCAGGGGCTGCAGGTGGTACAGGGCCTCCGGGGGCAACTGGAGGTGTGGGGCCAGCAGGACCTGTGGGGCCCGAAGGCCCTCAAGGACCTCCTGGAACAGGAATTGTAGCATCGGGGAATATTGCTCTTAGTGGCGTTCCGCCCACTGCAAATGTGACAGGAACATTTCCCGCCAGTTATTTTGTGCAGCTTACTTTATCCTCAACCCCCTCCGTTGCGACCTCACTATGGGCGTCGAATAAAACAACTGCAGGGTTTACAATCAATGCGGCGGCGGAGTCTTATCCCGGTGGGGGTTTAGATGTTTCCTGGATGGTGACATCCTGATGGCTACCACCAAGCCAGTGCCGATTAAGTCGCTGCCAGGGATCCGGAGGGATGGGACGCAGTTTGATGGGCAGGAGTACACCGATGGCCAATGGGTACGATTTTATCGCACTCGTCCTAAGAAGATGGCAGGATATCAGGCAATCACTACTGCCCTACCCGAAGTGGCTCGTGGTATGGATGCTTATCAACAGAATACTGTTAATTATGTGCACTTGGGAGGAGCCTCCTATCTGACTCAGGTACAGATGACCAATGATGGCATCTTTATGAATCAGACCGATCGGACTCCTGCCGGGTTTGCTGCAAGTCCGAATAATGTTTGGCAGTTGGATGTAATGTACTCGACTACTGGTGGGGTTAATAATCTTGTTGCTCATGCGGCACAGAATTTAAACGATCTCACCAGCGGCACTGAAACCCCTATCTATTGGGGGCCGATAATGGATACGACTGTCCTTACGCCTACGTCCATGGCTAATCAGTCGGGTGGGATAGTGGCTGTATATCCGTATTTGATAACGTATGGCAATTATGGGAGGGTAGATTGTTCGGCCATTAACGATCCTACTGTACCGATTGGGACCGCCGGTACTTCTGCAGGTTCGGCCTTCGTTACTGGCCAGAAAATTGTCAAAGGATTGCCCCTGCGTAATGCCGGCGGTCCCGCCTTCTTGCTATGGTCCCTGGACTCCCTGATCATGGGCCTGTTTAATCCGTTGATTCTGGCAGGCGTGCCATTCAGCTTCAATATAGTATCGGATACTACCTCCATCCTGTCGTCGCAGTGTGTGATTGAGTATGATGGTATTTACTTCTGGGCAGGGGTGGACCGGTTTCTGATGTTTAATGGAGTGGTACGTGAAGTGCCGAATCAGATGAACTTAGACTTTTTCTTCACCCGGATTAACATGACCTATCGCGAGAAGGCATTCGTATTTAAAGTCCCCCGGTGGGGGGAAATCTGGTGGTGTTTTCCACTCGATAGCTCGACTGAGTGTAATCATGCGGTTATTTATAACATACGTGAGAACTCCTGGTATGATACAGCGTTGCCGGGGGCAGGACGCACGGCAGGGTTGTTTCCGAGTGTCTACCCGTATCCCCTGTTGACTGAGCCACAGGTGCAGGTATTAGGTGGAAGCCCTGCGATCAACTTCTGGCGGCACGAGTACGGTGTAGATGAGGTAAATGGTGTTACTGTGAGACCGATCCCCTCCTACTTCACCAGCGATGAGAAGGAGATTCTGGATCAGGGCCTGGACAAATGTCTACGTGTGGATATCCTCGAGCCGGATCTGGTGCAGACGGGGGACATGCGGGTAACAGTTACGGGCCGGGCGAATGCGCGTAGCGCGGACAGCGAGAGCCAGAGTGTGGTGTTTACTGATCCTCAGACCAATGCCCCGCTATCCCCTGACCAGCAGGTGGTGCGATTTAAACAGTCGCGCCGGTTCCTACGTTTTAAGTTTGAATCCAATACCGTCGGTGGTAACTATTATATGGGTAAGACATTGGCGCACATCGAACCGGCAGAGGGGAGGTTTACACAGTGATCGATCCCCGGGGCACGGTGGATGTGAAACAGTGGGCGGATTTCATCACCCTGCCCCTGATGAGTGCCCTGGGGATCGTGGCACGGCGACTTGATAATGCTCAGGACTGGCCGGTGTGGGCCTTTGATCTGATGCAGGACCAGAAGCTACAAAGCACAATTGTTGCCGATCCCCGGGGATTTTCTGACTGGCGAGACTGGGCGGAGAGATTTAATCAGGTAGTACCGTACTGATGTCACTACTTACTCCACAAGAATCGGCAATTATCCAGCTAAGTGGTGGCCTGGGTAACCTGGGTGGTGTACCCGGGATGGGCAATGTGGGTTCCGGTGTGGGTGCTCTGCAGGGCCTATCATCCGGGACTCCGATGGGCACCATTTCTGGGCTTGCTAACCTTACAAAGCTGGCTGGAAATACTGGTGCACTGGGGAGCCTGGGAGTAAATCCTGGCACGGCTAGTAGTATCAACACGGGTGCGACCGGGGCGCTTGATGTTCTTGGGGTCATCCAAGGGCTTCAACGGGGTGGGATTGGGGGCTATGGACAGGCTATTGGGTCCGGTCTACAGGGTGCGGGGCTGTTGACGGGGGATTCGGCCCTGTCGAACCTTGGCGGTTACATCACCGCTCCGCTGGCTGTTTATAACGCTATAAAGAATTGGCGGTCAGGTGATACCCTCTCCGATGCTCTGGGCGGTGCCGAGGCGGGTGCGGCCATTGGTTCAGTGGTACCGATTCTTGGGACAGGGATCGGGGCTTTGATCGGTGGTGGCATTGGGGCCATTAGCTCAGCGTTTGGTGGTGGCAAACCTGATCCGGAGACCACTAACTGGAATCAATATGCATCACAAGTTGGCCAGTTGTCGCCAACGCAACAAGCGCAGGTGGCCCAGAGCCTATCTCCTGCGCAAGCATACCAGAACCTTGCGGGGGTGATGGATGCTAAAAACAACACTCCAGGGCACTCAGAGTCCATCGAGCAAGTGTTTGGCCGAATGGGCGAACAAAACATGATGGACCAGTTGACATCCGAAATCAATAAGGCTGTCGGTTCTGGCCAGATTACGCCCGGGGAATCTGTTGCCCAACAGTGGTCCCAGACTTTAAACCCATGGTTACAATCAAAGGGGGTTAATTGGAATCCCTCACAAACCACATCGCAGGGATCGCCAGAGACGGCGGCCCTACAGGGTGATATTCAGTCCCTGGTAGGCTCCTACGAGAGCGGACAGCTCAATCCACAGAGTGCAGTAGGTGTGTCGGGACAGAATATAGCGGGCATGGCTCCGTTTGCTGGCCTGGGTACGTCGGGGTGGGGCCCGGTTTCCAATCTGACTCCGGCGCAGCAGGCGGCCTCCACAAGTACTCCAGGGGCGTCGGCAGCTTCCTATATGAATCCCTCGATAAAGTTAGCGGCAGAAGGTGGATCTATGCGTGACCAACAATTGCGCGACATTTATGCTGGCCCGCCTTTCGAGCTTCGAAAGAAGCATTATGATGACGGTGGGTATGTACAGTATGCGGGGGGTTTTACTCCCTCCACCCTGTCACAGGCTGCTGGTCTCACAGGAGTCCCCGCCGATGTTCCGCAGCTTTCTTCGCAATTGGCTTCTGCGCCATCAACGTCTGCTGATTCCTTAAACTATGTTGGGAATTACAACCCCGAGACCGGGACGACAAGTGGGTTAGGTACTTCGTTGTCTCCATATACCGGCAGCCAACAGCAGTATACTCAGGCGGTGCAGGAGCTGGCGCAATCAAATCCGCAGTTCTTACAGCAAATGGGGGTAACCCCAGTAGGTGGGCAACAGACATTAGGTGGTAATCTACAGAAAATGCTGACCGGCTTTGGGATACCGGCTGGGGCTGCGAGCACATTGACCAGTCTTGCGCCATTGTTGCCATTTATTTATGCCTTATCGGGTGGGAATAAACAGCCGTCTGCCCCTGCCCTGCCAGCGCAATACGGTAGCGGGGCCGGTGCAGGGATAACTCCACCGAGCTATTCACGGCAGACGAACCCGGTCTACAATAATATGAACATGAACCAGTGGCTGACATCTGCGCAGCAACCGGGAGGGATGCCGCAGTTCTACACAAACAATATGCTACCGGCTACTGCGAATTCTGCTCCAAACCAGCAGGCGATGTGGGCTGCCGGTCAGGCAGGGATGCCAATATCTATGACCGGAGGCACTGGTGGGCAGATTGCTGGAATGGGACCGGGGAGTGGCATGGGCATGGGGCCGATGCCCGGTGGTGGGATGCCGCAGGGCGGCGGGCCATTGGGGATGGTTGGAAACCCCATGGGTGCCAGTATCATAGGACAGCTTGAGAGTCAGTTAGGAGGCCTGTCAGGTTCCCTGGGTCAGCCTGGAAATTTAAGCTATCTTGCAGGGTCCATGCCTCAGCAGTCTTACGCGGGCCCGGGGATGGGCGGTGCCAGCTTCTCGCCCGCAATGCAACAGGCCATAAATGCTTATGGCCTCAATCCAACGCTCCGTACGACTCCTGGGCTTTACCAGCGTGGCGGCCCAGTGATGCCTTCGGTGCCATTTACGACTGGTGCCCACCTCGGTATGGGCCAGAACATGATGTACCGGGCTAAGGGCGGCTATACCGGTGAAGGGTATGCCAGCCATATTGGCCCGGGGTATGCTCAGGGACCAGGAGATGGCACCAGTGATAATATTAATGCTAAGTTGTCTGATGGCGAGTATGTGGTTGATGCGCCAACTGTATCACTGCTTGGCAATGGATCCAATGACGCCGGGGCGCAGAAGCTGGACCAGATGCGGGCAAATGTGCGCAGGCATGCTGGCCGGAAGCTGGTGCGGGGTAAGCAACCGATGCATGCTAAGGCGCCGGAACAATATATAGGTGCGGGGTATCAGTAAATGTCTACCTCACCCAATGTGATGCAGCAATTGCTCGGCGGGCAGGCTCCGCCTGCTGTGAACACCTATGCACAGAACTTGACGTCCGTCCCGACATGGATGATGAACGACGTCAATTCGTATCTGGCACAGGCGCAGTCTGTTGCGGGCCAACCATACCAGTCGTTCCCCGGGCCGCAGGTGGCACCGTGGACTCCTGATCAGGTACAGGCTCAGCAGCAGGTTGAGAATATGCAGGGGGGCTATCAGCCCTACATGTCGGCGGCGACCGGCGCCACCGCCAATGCCCTGAACCCGATGAGTTTTAATGCTGCTGAGGCATTCTTGCCGGGGGCTACATCCGCCATTTATGGTGGGATGATGCCGTCGCAGGCGATGATGAATCCCTACATCGGTAATGTAATCGGGCAGGCTGAAGATCAGGCTATGCAGATGTGGGGCAATCAGATCATGCCCTCCATCAATAACCAGTTTGTGGCGGCGGGTCAGCCACAGTCATCTGGTAACATGTCGGCCCTGGCCCAGGCTGGCAAGCAGGTAACGCAGAATATACAGGATACTGCGGGGGCCGCTCTCGCGAGTGGTTACCAGCAGGCGCAACAGGCAGGGTTGTCAGGTGGACAGGCCCTTGGAAATCTGTCGCAATTGCAGGGCGGACTGGGCTACGAGCAGGGCATCCTCGGTCTACAAGGTGCGGGTTCTTATGGCAACCTAGGGCAACTTGGCCAATCCCTGGGCCTGACCGGTGCCGGGGCTCTGTACAACATGGGCCAGCAACAACAACAGCAGGGCCAGCAAAACCTAAATACTGCATATCAGAACTGGTACAACCAGACACAGTACCCGCAATCGCAACTGCAGTTCGTGTCGGGCCTGACGGCGGGGTCGGCCAGTCCTTACACGACCGGGGCGGCGACTACCACTGCCAACGCGGGATATCTCCCCGGATCTACATATGGCCCGTCGCCGCTTAACGCGTCGCTGGGCATGTATACCGGCATGAATGCGCCGATGGGTACGCCTTATCCGGGAAGCTCCATTGCTCCATACATGGGCACCGGTGCCCCTAATCCGATGGTCTCTGGTTCTTATAATCCTTATTCTACATCTAACTACCAGACCGCGAATACCATGGGCGGCGGGATGTATTACACATGAGACTGTTTCAACAGCAACAGGATGACATGTTGCCTCAGGGCAGCAGTGGCGGTGACACCTCTCTGGGGGAACTTGCAGAACTTGCGAGTCTTACGGGGCCGGTGTCGCCACAGGCACAGCAGCAGGCGCTGGACATTCTCGAGAGGTACAAGAAGGGTGACTTTACCAAGGGCGAAGAGAGCCTTCTCAATGAGTATCAGGGAGTTACTAGCAGGGCGGCGCAGGCGTTGAAGGATGCCCGGGACCGGCTGGCGAACACGCAATATGACCCTGCCCAAGGCCAGTTGCTGGCGGCGCAGGCGCTGATGCAGGGTAACCGCTCCGGGTCTTCCTGGGAGGGCATGGGTAATGCTTTTGGGGCGCTCGCGGGTGCCCGCGCCCGGGCACAGGAGTTTGAACTCGGGAAGCAGAAGCAGCTTGCTGATTATGATGTAGCTATCCCTGGGATGGACGAGAAGCTCTTGAACGCCAAGTTACAGTTGCAGGAAATGCACGAGCGGATGGATACGCAGTTGGCTGAGCGCGCCCTGATGATGCTGCGTGCTTCCGGCGCTGCTGGCCTAAAGCCGTCGCTGCAGAAGATTAAGACCAAGGATGGCCAGGAGCAGTTTGTATATGTCACTCCCCAGGGCTATCAGCCAGTGGGTAAACCTTTTGGTCCAGATAATTCCCCTGACCCAGTACAGGCGCAGGCGATCCGTGATTACAAGCAGGCACCGCCTACCGCAACCGCTATAGCAAGGAGTCCTAAGCTTGCGGCCACGTGGGATCTGGCACAGACGTTGCAGGGGCCTGATGCAGCGTATGGAGGACAGCCACGGTTTGCTGCTTACCAGCAGGCGATGAAGAATTGGGAAGGATCTGGCCAGAATGCCCAGACCATCCAGCGTTTCAATACCGCTCTCGGGCACCTGCATGACTCCGTCAACTGGGCAGGCGACCTTGCCAATGGTGATATGACTCCTATAAATAAGGTAAAAAACTGGTGGCGGACTAACATGCAGGGTAAGCCGGAGCCGAGCGTGTTTAACGCTACGAAACAGATGGTGTCCACTGAAGTCATTGCGTCACTGGTCCAACGTGGTGGCACCGGTGAAGAGCGTATGCATCTGGAACAGGCACTGGATTCTGCTAAGAATTATGAAACTTTGCGGGATGTAGCGATGGCTGAGCGTGAATTGATGGCTCAACGCCTAGATAAGATGCGGTTTCAATTCAAGAACGAGGTGTTTGGCACGGATGAGGATTTTGACAGACAGTTTGTACCCCCCGAGACTAAGCAAGCGATGGACGAGGCCGCACAGGCACGGGCGAAGAGGGAGGGACGACAACTTTCGGATGATGAAATACTTAGGAAATGGCTTACTGGACCACCGAAGACAGAGCCACGTAAACAGGGCGCGCTTGCAACCTCGCCGCCGACAGGGGCGACTGCGCCGGCGACCCCTGGTAGTTATGCTGCTGAGACTCAGACCACCCCGTATACTCCTGCGCAGCAGGCAGATATGATGCGACGTCAGGAAGCATTGTCAGGACCACCATAATGGCTGATCCGACTACTCCTTTTATCCAGTCCGATGACGAGGCGCATCGGGTCGCTAACCTATTGCAGCAGGGGAAGATAACGGGTGCTGACGCCGACCGCGCACGACAGGCCCTTCGTATCTACACACAGGCTGCACAGTCTGGGGATAAGGATATCCCTGCCTACCATGCGGGGTTATCTGACGTCGCCCGGGACATAATGAAAGGGGCTTCATTCAACTGGCTTCCTGGCAAGGAAACGGAATCCCGGCAACGGGCGGCACAATTTACACAGGAGCATCCTGCGGGGAGCTTTGGGCTCGAAGCCTTAGGCGGTATAGGTACCGGTGCAGCTACAGCTTATGGATTACGTAGATTAGCACAACATGCTCCTAATACCAGGCTAGGGCGATTGGCAGGAGTATTGTCACTGGCCGATCAGGCGGCATCGCGGACACCTATTTCCACTGGCCAGTCTATAAAGCGTGGCGCTTTGCTTGGTGGTGGTGCCGGGGCCCTGGCTGGCGCTGGCTCTACGCCTACTTATGATCCCGCTGATATGGCATCGGCGGCAGCGGTGCAGGGTGGTATTGGTACTGTGTTGGGGCCGCTCCAGGGTTTAGGTATGAAGTATGGCCTGATTGGCCCTGCTGGGAAGCTTATAAATAGGCTGCGGGGCGTAGAGCCTACCCCTGGCGGTGCAGCGGTGGCGAAAGCGATGAGTGCCGACCAGATTTCGCCCCGGCGTCTACAATGGGAGCTTGATAGAGCAAACCGTACCGGAGCGCCTTCTACTGTTAGTGACGTCGGTGGGCCCAATGTACAGGCTTTGGCGCGGGCGGTGGCATCCAAGCCTGGGCAACAGGTGGACCAGATGACAGCCGACCTGGCACGGCGAAACGAAGACGCTCCTAGTAGGGTTACACAGCTCGTTCAGCGATTCCTGCGGCCTGTGCCATATGGCGACGAGTTGCGACGGTTGACCGATAACCTATATACCCAGGCGCGGCCAATGTATCAACAGGCGTATGCACAATTTCCAGCGTTACAGTCACAGTCAGTCCGAGCTTTGCTGAATAATAAGTGGGGCCTACAGGCGTTGAGGCAGGCCAATAATCTCATGAAGGCAGAGGGTTTAACAGCCCCCAAGAAAGATGCCACCGAATTTTCGCTGCAATACCTGGACTATGTCAAACGAGCAATGGATGATCAGATTAGTAAAGCGGAGCGTGGCGGCTCTAACCAACTTGGTTGGACGTTACGCCATATGCGTGATAATCTACGGGATGAAGTAGATAGGTTGACGACTGGTCCGCAGGGGCAGCCCTCACCGTATGCCGCAGCTAGAGCACAATACGCCGGGGACCTGGAAGTACGAGATGCGCTATTAAATGGGCGGACTCAGTTTGGGGGCCCGGGTGTTAAGTGGTCGCCTGATGAATTGACTAACAATATACGCCGCATGTCGTTGGCCGAGCGCGATGCTTTCCGGTCTGGGGCGGCGGAATCCTTGTTACAAAAAATAGCCGGCTCCGAGTCCATGTCGGAGGCGCAGCGAATAAACCCTGCTCAGTCGGTGCTTTCTAATCGTGGAGTAGCGCAGCGCCTACAGGCTCTGTTCACTAGCCCTTCAGAATACCGGCAATTTGTATCTGCGTTGCAGCAGGAGATGGATAATTTTGCTCGTGCCCGGGGGGTGATGGCTTCCGGGGCAGCGGGTAGGACGGCTGCAGCAGCCAGGGGTGTGGGTTCTCCGACGCTTGGGGAGTTAGGCCACGCGGCTACAATGTTTGCCACTGGTCACTGGCCATCAGCAGCTACCAGTCTCGGGCGGGCCCTGGCCCCCCACCTTGCTCCCGAGGGTGTCACGGAGCAGGCAGCAGAATTGCTGCGTAGTGGCAGCCCCGATGCGCTGCGGGCACTCTATAATCAGGTGGGTCCCTTTACTAACCGGCAGTTGTTTGGTAATCTTGCATCCCTGGGCTCGATCCCCGGGGGGATTACGGCTGCGAGTGGGACTCTGACGGGTCCTCGTCCGGAGGACGTGCCCGTCGGGGGGCCGTCGCCGTGACCGTCCCTCGTCGCACCCGCCGCTCTCGTTTGGGGAGTGATCCCGTGTGGCCCGTCTCTGAAACGAAGGGGCACCGAAAATGCCGTCCGTCTCCAAGAAACAGGCGAATCTGATGTCGGCCATTGCGCATGGCTGGAACCCCCCGATGAAACATGCGCCGTCGCTCGCCGTGGCCAAAGAGTTTCATGAAGCCGATAAGCGCGTGGGTAAATGGGAGCATGCCGAGGGTGGTAAAGTTCAAAATCTTCAGAGGCTTCTAGACTGGATGGCGAGCACACATCCCTATAACAGAGCGCCCAGGGAGGGTATGTTTGGTAAGAATAGCCGCTTTTACATGGGCCTATTGAGATCACATGACTGGAATCCACGAATGTCGAGTGGGGACCGGGATTTGATGACTTACATGGCTGAGACGACCCCTCAAGACATGTTACATAGTCATGCCTCTGATATGGAGAAACTAGTAGATAAATATAGTCTACAACTTCAATACCCATTAGTTACATATCGGGGGCTATCTTTACCCGAACGTCCACAGGAAGGAACTGTCGTACAAGCATTACATCCACAGTCCACTGGCCTAGATGATGAGTTAGCAGAACAGTTTAAAGAGTTCAGTAAAAATTATAGCAATCCATATGCAACATTTTTAAAGATTATCAATCCTGAACAAAGTCGTTTATTGCCTAATCCTCTCTCGGGCCAGAATGAATTACTTTTACCTCCTGGGCAAAAAGGCGCATTAACATTAAGGGATGTAGCGACAATAAAGGATTTGGTTAATGAAACAGAGGAATATGTAGCTCATGCAAACAGACCTAGCTATGCCGATGGCGGCAAGGTAAATAATCTTAAGCGTGTCTGGGACTGGATGATGTCTAAATATGGGAAGGACATCCATCACGGCATGTTTGGAGAGAACACTTACGGTTATATGGCAGAGCTTCGTAAACGGGGGTGGAATCCCCCGATGACGCCGGGGCATTTTGACACAATGATGACTTTGGCTGCCTCTCCGTCAGATTTTTGGAACCGGTCATCGGCTCATAACGATATGCAAGAGCTGTTTGATAGATATGGCCTTAATCTGGACTCACCGCTGACGACCCATCGCGGCATGGTGATGACCGATAAGACTCTGCCGGAAACAGGTGGGGTTATCGTATCGTCTAAGCCGCAATCTACGAGCTACAACCCATACAAAGCTGCTGAATTCGCTAACCCAGGAGGACTTACATCCCAGTCTATAAATATGGCCAAGCGTCTGGGCCAGACACCAATGCCTACAATGACTGAGATCTTAAATTATCCCAAGACTAGGTTGCTTCCCAATCCTTTGAGTGGCGAGGATGAGCTAATACTGCCGGGAGGGGCAGAAGGGGCCTTATCAGTGCGGGGAGTGCATGAGGGGTTAATCGATAGGACCCCGGACGAGTTTGTAGGTTACCCGGATACTGAACCGTTTGAGGGTATGCTTATAGACGCTGCCCACCGGCCCCTATATCAGGAAGGTGGACAGGTGCAGGCCCCACCACAGCAGGGCCAGCCGCAACAGCCCCCGCAACCGTCGCAGCCCCCGATAGCTGCACAGGGCATGGAGCAGCAGGACATTACACCGCTGGAGCGCATGTCACCAGAGATCCAGAGGCAGATGAGTAACTATCTACAACAGAACGTGTCGCAGCGGCCTGCCATGATGGCCCGGATGCGGGCGCAAAAGGCACTACTGTCGCAACAGGTACCTACGATGACTCTTCCACAGATGCAGGAGGGAGGGTCGGTAGAGATCCCGGAGTTTAAACCCCCGAAAGTAGGAAGTTTGGTGCACGCGCATAATGCGCCGCACGTGCCTGCGTCCCCGATTACTCGGTTAGCGCAGGCCGCGCAGGCGAGCGGGGTGGAGCAGGCATTACAGGAAGGTGGGTCAGTGGGCCCGCTGGCATTAGGCGGTGACGACCCCAGCGACTGGTTTGCACAGCGCGAGGAGTTGCTTGGCCCCGGTAATACCATTACTGCATCATCATTCGATCGTCCCCGTGGGACACAGTTTACCGATCCCCGGAATGCGGATGAGTATACGTTAAATCTTATAGGTAATGCGGCAGATCGCGCCATGTCTGCAGTAGGAATCGATGACAATCATCGACAACTTTCACGGTTAATTGCAACCATGGCGGGACAGGCAGGAGGTGTCGATGAGCAGGGGCACCTACGTATGCCGTCTTTTTCCTCCTCCAAGACCCCTTTACCGGGGGCTGTCAGCAGTGTGTTGGGGTGGCCTGCAGAGATTGGGCAGATAGCCTCGGCCATGTCCCGAGTACCATTGTCTCCTATAGAGTCTGCAGATCCGGCTTCTGTTAGTCTCCATGGTTTATCCAGTCTGTTAGGCGGGCTCTATGACAAGTATGGTGACAGTATGCTGGGCTGGTCAAAGGCGGCTGCGGATAAAGCTGGTCAGGCAGAGATTGCGGCGAGAAGAGCCATGGGGCTCACACCAGCAAAGGGGATCAAGGAGAAATTACCAGAATCATTAGGCTACATGCTCGCCCAGATACCGGTCGGGGAGGCGGGTGCAGCAAAATCATTATTATCTGATGCCCTGACAAGCGGTCTCGAGTTCTTAGGCCCTACGATTCGTCCATCTACGCGCAACTATCTGAAGGGCACTGCATTCGGCGCCTTATTGCCGGGGGGCGGGGACGATCTGTCGCCTGGGACGGGTAAATGGTCTACGCCCGGGGCAACGGGTTCATTTGCAGGGGGCGGGCAGGTGCGTAACGTCCCTGCTGCGATGAACGTGCTCGAGTCAATGCTTAGGAAGTCGCTCGCGCGCGACCAGCAGATTTCTACTGGCGCGAGCCAGACGAGTCGTGGTATACTCCCGGGGCCGGCTGCGATGGCCGGTGGAGGGAAGGTTGATATGACACGACGCGCATTTTTGAAAGGGCTGGGAGCGACGGCTGCGGCGGGAGCGGTAGGAGTGAAGGCTCCTGGTGTGTTAAAAGAGTTAACCAAAGCAGCCGGTCCAGCAGGGCCACAGGCCCTAAAATCTACCGCGCTGCAATTTACAGGGGCTGACGGGCTGGTCAGATTAGTTCATGACCACATTATGAATAATGAGCTAGATCACTTATTTCCAAGACATGACCCTACGTTCGATTTTGCCAAAGACTTGGCTCCAGGTGTCGATAAGTATAAGCATGTAGTAAAGAATCAAGCTGGTTTAACACGTCAGGCCATGGAGGACTTATACGCGCATTATGTAGATACTCAGGAATTACCACCACGCCTTGCAGAATTGTCCCACGCGTTGGCAGAAGGCGCGGGCGCGAGCATGGAGGAACATCAACGTATCAATGAGTTACTACATGGCATGGCCACACAGGATTGGAAAGGTACCGACAATAGTTCCGGCGATCTGTTTAATTTGAATATGCAGCATTTCCATAAAATGTTCGGGGACGAAGCCACTAGAGATGCTGATAACAAAGTATTGGAAATGTATGGTAGCTTACATGATATTGGCTATCCTCATGAAGTGCAGGACCAAGTACACCCACACACCTTAGAACATTTAAAGACT